GAAAGAAAGATGTTGAACTTCATCAGACTCTCGAGAGAAGTTTCTTTTTCTTCTTTCTTCTCTGCTCGATCCATAAGCCAAGTTGCAAATCGTTCTGTCTTAGTTTGCTTTACTTCTTCTTCAGGTATTTCTTCAGAGGTCATCTTGTCCACGCTCCTTGATGAGGGCAAGTATTGCCTGATCGTCAGACAACTCTTTTGCTTCGAGAATTACCAGGTAATTACCGAGGGTAGAACCAAAGTTGTTTAGAACTAAATCTCGAACAATAACATGATCCGGGTCAACTAGGTTAAACAGCATAGTTCTGGAACCCGCTGTTCCCACTTGTGACGCCCATCCAATTTGATTGGAGTTGCTAGCATCCCAATTTGTGCCTGGATTATCTTCTCGAAGACATAATGCCATCTCAGCATCATCGCCAGCAGTGATAGCCCACACATAGAATTCTTTTACGATCATACCATGGTTGAATCTGCCATCATCGACAATCAAATCTTTTTTTGCGCCGCCAGCCAATTGACCGCGTAAGGTGAATGTTCTCACTTCTTACCGCCTCGCTTGGCTTCTTTGTGCGCCATCTTAACGAGACGCTTGTGAGTTACACCCTTGCGCATCTTACCGCTCTTCATCGTGGCTTTACGTCGAAGACGCTTGTATGCTGCTCCGTAACGACGGGAATATGCTGAGACTTTCCTCTTCTTTGGTTTGTCCTCAACGGTAGCTGAGGTATTCATCAATTCAAGCAATGGTGCTATCTGCGGGTTTTGCATGATTAGCAATTGCATTAGTATCTCTTTGTCCATATTCATCTACTCCTAGTATCCTTAACCAACTGCATGCTGATCGCAATGGCGGTGGCAGTTGCTCTAATCTGCACGTCAGAACTGGAAACAGCTACTACAAGAGCGGCGTTCCGCAATGCAGCGTCTCCACGACTAGAGCAACCGCCTTGTGAACATTCTTTGTCATGATTCTGGCAAGCTTGGTCAAGAGCATCAATTGGTTGAACTTCTGGATATAGGAAATAGTCAGATGCTGGAATGTTCATTCCATGCGTCCAATTAGGCCCGCAGTAGTTACCGTGTAATTGCATGGTATCACTCTCATTGCTGTGAGAGTGCAAGAGCCATAGCAGCGGACGAGTTGAGTGTCTCTACAGTACACTCAAGAAGAACAGAGCAGGCTGTTGGGCCTAGGGACGCTGCACTAGCATCGACGCCTAAGAAAATCTGTTCGACACCAACCAGGTACCCATTAGTAAAGTCTTGAGGAGCCATGTCAAGTGAATCAGCCAGTACAATATTTGTTGCAGCAGCATCGCCAGACATTGACAACTTACCCGAACTGATTACAGATTTATCTGTCAAATCAACCATTGCAGCTTGAGATTGAGTAGTAAGTTGGAAAGCGATGACGTTATCTGAGTTGGATGATGGTGTTGCAGGTTCCATTGGAGCGCCCCACTGTACGTGGACACCATGGATCCGTAGGACACTCTTACCGAGTGCGTCCACGTAAGCACCGAGATCAATACTTGATTGTGCGTAAGTCGTACCATTGAAGGCGGTTTTTGCTCGGATAAAGAAAGAATCACTCTTAGCCATACCCTATCATGACTGGTAGGTAGTTTATAGTTAATGCTGTCTCTGTCCTTGAACATCTATACTACGTTTATTCGGAATTGGGACTCCGTCCCCCGAATCTATACTTTTGGCCTAGATTCTTGCGATACATACATATGTATCTGCTACATCCTCAATACATGTGCATCCAATGTTCATCATGTCAGACAGCCTTTTTTTGTAAAACGAACACCGTCGCAGTGGGTTCTTCTGCCTTTTATCATCCATGGCCAGCCCGTGAATGCCAGGTAAACTTCCACTTTGTGGCAAATTGTAGGTGTTGCTGATGTCGCATCACAAGAATATCTACGAATATATGATCAGACAATCAAAAAAGAAAGCCGTGTGTGAACGGTGCGGGCTTAAACCAGCAACTTACCGTCTCAATCTGTGCAATAGTCGGCTATGCGACGGATGCACCTATGATATGATGGAGAGAAAATTATGAAGATTGCTAGGACCTTCACAATCGATTACAATCTTGCTGTTACTCTACAAAAGAAACCCAATCAATCGGAAACCGTTTCCAGGGCTTTGAGAAAATATTTGAGTGAAGATGGTGTTTACGATCTTACTGATGTAACAACATTTTCGTTAATTGGAGTTCTTCAAGCTAGATTTGACAGAGATAGTCCAGAATCAAAGTTACTGTTGGCTCTCATAGCCATGTGTAAGCAATCATGATGTAATTTGCAGCAGTGCTTCCAGCAACCGCCACAAGTGTACCAATTGAAAGAAAGATGTTGAACTTCATCAGACTCTCGAGAGAAGTTTCTTTTTCTTCTTTCTTCTCTGCTCGATCCATAAGCCAAGTTGCAAATCGTTCTGTCTTAGTTTGCTTTACTTCTTCTTCAGGTATTTCTTCAGAGGTCATC